TTTTGGGATTCTTTTTATTAAAGCAGGTTCTGTACAACAGTTCTGCGGTAGTAAACGTTTGAATCAACTTCAAGCGCTGCAGAAGCTTCAGGACTAGCAGCACCTTTAGCGAATGGGTTTGGCGCCATACCATAACGAGTCTTAAAGCCGATCTTAGGCTGGAAGGTGTCTTGGTCAACGGCACGTACCATTTGCAGAGGTACATATGGGCAATAGAACAGACCAGCGTCGAATGCGTTAGCACCCTTATAACCGATAGTCATGTAGTTGCCAGTTGTGTATGGATCGATGTATACACGATAACGACCATTCAGTACACCAGCGAAGGTGTTACCAGTGTCGTCTACTTGCAGGTTGTTGCTGTTCAGAGCAGGAGTGTAATCAAGAACGCCTGCCATCTGAAGTGCAGAAGCAACGTCAGAAGAACAGATGATTACGTTACCCTTACCACGACGAGTATCTTTAGCAATCTTGTTTGCTTCACGCTCGATGTGGAACATCAGACCCTTGAACTTCTCAACAGACCAACGACCGTTTGCGTCAACGTCAAGATCGAAGAAACCTTGAGTAGTTGTTCCAGTCTCGGAACCACGCTTCGCAGTTACGTTGATTGAACGAATAACTTCGCGGTTGATTTCTGCAAGAATCTCAGCAGCAAGAATGTTTGACAACTCTGCTTCTGCGTCAAGACCGTGAACAGCTTTCAAGTCTTGAGCAAGTTCAAGAGAGTAGTCAGCCTTCAACGCACGTGACTTAGCAGTTACAGTCACCTTGTCGATGCTGAATGCCATCTCGTTAAACGCAGCGTTACCTTCAGTAGCACCTGTCTCCATACCAGCGGTATAGTTATAAGTGTTAGAACCAGGAAGGTTAAGACCGTCAGCATCACCGTCGAAGTCAGTACCAACGTGCTCTTGACCGATTGCGTCAGCATTAACATCGGTTGTTGAAGAGAAACCAGTGTCAGCTTCGTTGTAGAATGCCTCATTGCCGCCTTGTGAAGCATACTTGGTACGCATCGCAAAGATCAGACCAGTAGGACCAGTCATAGGCTGAACACCACATACGTCATACGCCATCAAGTTAGGCATTGCACGACGAACAAGTGAAATAAGGATAGGATCGTAAGAACCTAAGTTTGCGTTACCAGCCATACCACCAACACCAACAGCGTTAGTAGGTGCAGCTTCTGTCATCAGAGATTGGTTAACACCCATCTCAGCATTTTCACGCAGAGCGCGCTCTGTGTTTTCAAGGACCATAGCCGTAACAGCACGACGATGGTTGTCTTGAATTTGTGGAAGGTCAGGATGAGAGATCACTGATTCCCACTTGCTTTGAATTTGTTCGTTTAAATTCATTGTAGTAGTACTCCTATTTTTTTATTTGGGCAGATACCGTTTATATTTATATAAATTTATCTTTTAATAGTTTTTGAGATAGCTTGAACATAGTTTCTCATCTCAACAGGAACAACTTTCTCTTCGGACAAATCGTCGTTTGATCCAATTGTTTCTTCTTCGATGATAAGACCGGTGCTTGTTTCTTCTCTTGACTCGCTGAAGTATTGTTTCTTAATGATTTCCAACTTCTGCTTATATTCGTCGATTGAAGAATACTCAACGTTCTCACTCAAAGAACGAAGTTTTTCGACTTGAGTGTCAACAAGGCCTTCAGTGATCTCTTCAAATGCGGAGACGACCTTGTTCTCGTTGATTTCGTTTGTCAAACGGACATTCTCTGCTGTTGCAGCTTCAACTTGTTCTTCAAGTTCAGAGATTGCCTTTTCCATTTCACCAATCATGTCAATCTTCTCATCTGGAACTTCAACATAATTTTCAGTGAAAAGCTCTTTCAAACCTTCGATGAAGTTTTCAGTTGCTTCAACACGATAGTTGTTTTGAATAGCGACTTCATTATCTTCCATCCACTTCTCTACAACATAGTTCATGTAAGTGTTGATCTGTTCGTGCAGTTCGTCGATAGAAGCAGAGACTTGCTCTTCGAGTTTAGTCTCATATTCTTCTTCAATACGAGCAACTTCGATTTGCACTCGGTTTGATACAGCAGCTTCAAAAAGAGTTGCTGTCTTTGTTTGAAACTCTTCTGACAGTTCTTCACCGTCAAAAAGGTCTTGTACATCTTCTTTCATTGCTTTTGTTGCACCTGAACCAGGAGCAGGAGCAGGAACAGAATTCATTTTGATATCGCCCATGTTCTTTGCAGAAGTAGCGAGACCAGAATCAGCTTCTTTACCAACTTGATCCAAAGTTTTAGTCAAAAACGCAGAAAGGTCCTGTTTTGTCATGCCAGCATAATGCTTCATGACTTTAGATAACATTTCAGATTTAGATGCTGAAGGCTTCAAAGTAGCAGCGGCAGTCGTTGCTTCTTCAATCGCTTCTTCAGCAATAATTTGGTCTTCTGTATTGTCCAGAATGACCTCTTGGTTTTCTTCAGTCATTACTCTAACTCCCTAATTATTTTGAAGTATAATGTGTATTTATATGAATTTTATTTTTATAGCGATTGAAGAAACTTTTGGAACAGTTCCAGTTTTTTTCTGTTCGTTTAACTTCTTCATACGTGAGCTTTTTTCAATTTCTTCTTGCATTTCTTCAAGAGTATGTGCTACAGGTTTACCGTTGTTCCAAACCCACTCTACACCTTCCATGATGCCGTTCACGAAAGCATCAGGCGCAGAAGGATCAGCAACAATATCAGCGGCAGTAGCAAGATAAAAATCATCTTGTACTTCCATAACGCCGTCTTTGCCTTCTTTTAAAGAACCCATGCCACGTGAAGAAACACCCAGTTGAGCACCATCTTCAATAAGACCTGCTGCAATTTGACCCATGGGTGTTGAAGAAATTTTTGCTTTACCGATAAAATTGTCGCCTTCTCTTCGAAGTTCGGTGATCATATGAGATACACGGTCGAGGTTAATAGAAGGACCATTCGGATGACCTAGTTCGCCGTAAGCGCGACCTTTCTCAACGCTTTATTTCATGTA